TATATCCCAATAGATCTGGTACACCAAAGGATGCCCAAGACTCTAGTCTTGTCCATTGAATTTTAGGTGTTTTCTTCTTAACTAACTGCCAAAATTTAGATTCTTTTTTCATAGTACACCTGGTAGTATTCGTACGTAATTATACTACCCTTATTGACTTATAATCGTACATGTTATAAATGTCAAACTATGCCAAAAGCTCCAACATTAACTGAAAGACAAATGAAATTTGCAGAGTTACTTATCTTTGGAAATCCAAAAGATGGTACACCCATGAGTGCATCAGAGGCAGCATTCAAAGCAGGGTACAGAACAAGACCAAGACAATCAGCATCAGAATTACAAAACAGAAAAATATATCCATTGGTTGTTAAGTACAGAGACGAATTAAAAGAAGAAGTTATGCAGAAATATGGAATTAATTATCAAAAACATTTAGAGGATCTTGGTAAGTTAAGAGATAAATCATCAAAGTTACAACAGATGTCGGCAGCCATAAATGCAGAGAAGACTCGAGGCCAGGTAGGTGGTTTAAACATTGAGAGAAAATTAATTAAGGTAGATGTAGACTACGATAAATTAAATCCTGAAGAATTGCAGAACGCATTAAATTCTATGTTTAATGAAGATAATGAAGCAATTAAAAATGTTACACCAGTGCAAGATGCAGAAGTATTAGAAGAAGAATCAAACCCTGGTATTGATTCAGAAGAGAAATAGTTCTACCCCAATATTTACTTGGAAATTTTTTTACTAGTGACCACTTGTTTGTCACTGTTTCGTATAGTTTTGCCATAATTTACTCCTTGTGGGTTTGGTCCCTTCCTCGGCGGAAGTTGGTCCCATTTTACGTTAGGCATATTCTTAGTCAAGGTTTTATTTTTCATTTATTTTTTTTAAAAAAGTTTTAATTTTTTTC